GCCCAAGCAAGGTGAACCTTGGTATGGCGTAGCAATAGATGCTTATAGGCGTCGTGATTGGTCCACTTGTTTAAGTGCTTCAATCAACGCCATTGAATGTCCACGCTCAGTTCATTACTGCTACGAAGCAGCAATCTGGGATTGGAAAGCATATGACCTTGCAGGTGTTAGTGCGTATAACTTGGGTCTATATCAAGAATCTAAAACATTTACGGAAGCTGCTCTTATAGGCGTACCTGCTGGCGCTGAAAAGGATCGCATCAAGCGTAACCTGGAATTTACTAAAGACTTTCTAAAGAGGAATAAATGAGCAACTGTCGTAGTGGATGTGCCACACAAGACCATGAAACTTATGCCGATTGCTTGTTAGATGCCAACATTGGCATCAATGCAGGAGATGCCACTGGCGATAGGAAGATGTCCGCTAAGAAATGGGACGGCGAATTAGCGGCTTATCGAGAAGCCAGATCGCAGGGTATTCAGCCAGCTGGTACCACTATGAAAAAGATTAACGAAGCAAGAGAAGCAAGCCAGAAACTAGGCGTTGCTTTTGATGCAGGCACGATGCCTGATGCAAAGAGAATTACCAAGCGCACCGCAAAGGTAATGAAAGAAACTGGAGCAATCTAATGGCCGCAAAGAAGATAACAAAGAAGGCTGCTTATGCAGCTTTTGAAAAGACTGAACCTAAATCTGTAAAAAAAGCAGAATTAAAAAAGCCAGAGTCAAAGGCTGAAGTTAAAAGAGAAGTTGCTAAAGGTATGTCTATGCTAAAGAAGAAGAAATAATGGCTGCCGCAAAAAAAGGAATGGGCTTTGCAAAGGCTCAATCCAGTATTGCGAAGAAGTCAGGTGTCAGCATGGAACGTGCTGGTGCCATCCTTGCATCTGCCACTCGCAAGGCTTCACCTGCTGCAAAGAAAGCAAACCCAAACCTGAAGAAAGTCAAGGGGAAATAATCATGTGCAAAGAATGTGGATGTAACAAAACCGCTATTGGCGGCACACCAGATGCTTTAACTGGTAAGCCAACCGAGTCACCTTACGGTGAATACAAAGGTGTAGGCGGAACTAAGTAATGGCTGCTGGAGATGGCTTAACCTATACATATCACCTCAATCGTCTAGCTGGAACTTTGTCCAACGGTGTACCCACCCTTGATGCTCAGGGTGCTGCAAACGTCTGGGCTGGTACTAAAGGTTACGCCATCCCTGGCGCACTTAATGCTTTATATGCAAGCCGCAACAGCGGGACTAACTTAAAACTTGATTTACAGGGAGTGCTTAACGCACTTGCTGGAACCAAAGGTTTGGGAATCAACGACGCGGCAGCGAGGATTACATCGTGACATTATTCAAAGACGTTATTGACGAGACAGCGCTAGCCCTTACAGGCTATACATCTCGCCAAGATCAGGCAACCTATTCGTTAGCTGCTATGTCATCTACTGACCTGACATTTCAGGTGGCAGATGGAACAGTATTAAGTCGTGGCTTAGTTGAGATTGACGATGAGTTGATTTGGGTTGACTCGTTTAACCGTACAACTAACATAGCAACTGTTGCTCCCTATGGTCGTGGTTTTCGTAACACAGATGCTACAAGTCATGCTTCTGGTTCACGCGTAACTATTAGCCCATCATTCCCACGTTCAGTCATTCGCAAGAATGTCAACATGGCTATTGATGCTATTTACCCAGACTTGTTTGGCGTTTACTACACAACCTTTCCGTTTATCGCATCTCGCACTACCTATCAATTACCTCAAGAAGCAATTGATATTCTAGGTCTTTCATGGCAAACCATTGGGCCATCTTTAGAATGGCTACCAATCCGCCACTATCGCGTAGATCGTATGGCTAATCCAATTTCCTGGAATTCAGGTAAGACTATTTCCATCTCAGATGGAATTGTCCCTGGTCGTACCGTTATGGCTACCTACACCAAGAAGCCATCTCAACTTCAATACGATAGTGATGACTTTACTTTAACTGGCTTGCCAGAATCAGCACGTGAAGTTATTGAACTAGGTGCTGCTTTCCGTACCGCTTCATACCTTGACCTTGGTCGTATCCCAGCAGCAACTGCTGAAGCAGACTCAATGCAGCAACAAGATCCTATTGGATCAGCTGCCAACATATCTCGCTATTTCTACCAGTTATATCAGCAACGCTTGCAGGTCGAAGTTCGTCGCCAGCAAGAGATGTACCCACCCCGCACACACTACAGCCGATAGGAATAATAAATGGCGATCAATAGATACTACAGTTCAATTGCACAGGATACTGCACTTACTGCTTCGGCTACTCTGTCAACTACAACGTTGATTGTTGGTGCTGTTACTGGCTTTCCAAGTTCATACCCATTTGTATTGGCCATTGATTACGGTACTTCCTTTGAAGAACTTGTTTCAGTAACTGCTATCGCTGGTCTTAGCCTTACAGTAACACGTGGCTTTAGTGGCACTTCAGCTGTAGCACACAACGTAGGTGCGGTTGTACGCCACGTGCTTACAGCACAAGACATGACTGAAATGCAAGCTCACCTTAATTCAACCACTGGTGCGCATGGCGTAACAGGGGCAATCGTAGGTACTACAGATACTCAGACATTGACTAACAAGACTTTAACTTCGCCAACTATAAATTCAGCAACGTTGACTTCGCCAACGATAACTTCAGCAACATTGCCAACAGCAACTTTAACTGATCCTACTGTTACAGATGCAATAGTTAAAGGCATGGAAGAAAATATCAATGTCGTTGCATCGGCCGCAACTGGCACTATTAACTTTGATGTATCTACCGCATCTGTCTGGTACTACACCTCAAGTGCCACAGCAAACCATACGCTTAATTTCAGATACAGCAGCAGCGTTGCCCTTAATACATCGCTAGCAATTGGCAGTTCAATTACACTTGTTTGGCTTAACACCAATGGCACAACTGCTTATTATCCAAACGTAATTCAGATTGACGGAACTACAGTTACTCCAAAAGTAACATCAGCAATTAGCGCAGGCAATGCCAGCGCAATTGATGCCTATGTATTTACTATTATCAAAACTGCTTCAGCTACATACACAGTTCTTGAAACACAAACCAAGTACGCATAAGGGATAACAATGCCAATACTTTCAGCATTAGCAAACTCATCGGCTGGTGCGTACAAAAAGAACGCACCATCAACAATGACAGTTTCATATCTTGTACTTGCTGGTGGTGGCGATGGCGCTGGCTCTGGTGGCGGTGGTGCTGGTGGTTATCTAGAAAGTAGCATTGTTCTTAATAAAGGAACAACGCAGACTGTTACTGTTGGCGCAGGTGGCGCCGCTTATTCTAGTTCTAGTTACCCTAGTGCAAACTTAGCAAACGGAAGTAATTCTGTGTTTGGTAGCATAACCGCAACTGGCGGTGGTGGTGGCGCCTATGGCACTCTTGGAACAGTAGGTTCTTCAGGTGGTTGTGGTGGTGGTTCAATTGGAACAACAACGGGTGGAACAGGAACGCAAAATTACAATGGCGGTGGAACAGCCTCTGGCGGCAGTGGTTCAACTAGCGGTGGTGGTGGTGGCGGAGCTGGAAGTGTTGGTGGGAATGGCACAACAGCAGCATACCCAACAGGCGGTATTGGCGGAGATGGCGTTTATAGTTCTATAACAGGAACATCAATTGGTCGCGGTGGTGGCGGTGGAGCATCAGGCTATTCAACTAATATGACAACAACGCAGGCTGATAATTATGGTGGTGGATGTCCTGGCAGTACTATTGCTGGCGCTAGCATTGAACGCACCCCTATTGTAAATAGAGGCGGTGGCGGTGCTGCTAAATACACAGGTGGTGGAACCGTTACAACAACTGGTGGTGGTTCTGGTGTTGTTATTATTTCTTACCCAACATCAGCAGGTTTAGCTGCATCAACTACAGGTTCTCCAACTCAGACAACCGTAGGCAGTAACTATGTTTATCAATGGACAGGTTCAGGAAGCATTACACTACCTTCGTAAAAGAAAGAATAAAACTATGGCACATTTTGCAGAGATAGATGAAAACAACATTGTTAAACAAGTAATTGTTGTTCACAATAACGAACTATTAGATGAAAATGGAATTGAATCTGAACAAAAAGGTATTGATTTTTGCGTCAATTTATTAGGCGGCACTTGGATTCAAACCAGTTACAATGCAAATTTTAGAAGCAGATTTGCTGGTATTGGGTATATTTATGACGCTGCTTTTGATGCTTTTATTATGCCAAAGTGCCACGATGAAGCGGTGCTAGACGAAGCAACCTATCAATGGATTTGTAGCAACGAAGCACATACACCTAAGGAATAGGCAATGTGTAAGCAGTGTGAAAACTGTAGTAAAGAACATCAGCACGATGCTCTTGCTGGCGTAGATTTTATGGAATCAAATGAATTCATCTAAGGAGTAAATATGACCGACGCGTATAAGCAGATCAAGGTACGTCCTGTAGAACCAATTGGTCAACCTGTTTCCATTGGTAATTCATTTGTCAATACATCTAACGCATATGACTGCGCTATAGGTGGCTTGCCATTCTTCTTCGGTATCTCCGATAAATATCCATACAAGCGTGAGACAACGCCATATCGTAAGCAACAGATTGACCAGCAAAAAGAACCAGGTGAGCAGTCGCTCACAGGCTGGTGGCTACGTTCTCAATCATCATTTCATTACGGAGCTGGTATCCGCTTTCAGGAACCAGTACAAGGTGAGACAGTACCGTACCGCTTTAACAAGAGCGCAGGTGTTGATGTATTTAACACAGGTAAAGTCACACTGCTTCCAGATGTAGAAGTATTAAAATCTGCTACCAATACCAACATTATCCTAGAAGGTGGCGTTGATGCCAACGGCGTAGATGTAGTACTGATGGCAGATGGATCTGCCCTTTACCGCATCACTTCTACTTCAGCTTCGGCTGCCCTTACTTGGGGTGGCTCAGGCACAATCTTAGATGTAGCCCAAGATGGCCAGAACTATTACGTTGCTAACGCAACTGGTATCTACAAAGGCCCATTGACAGGTGCCACCAATGGCGCATTGATCTTCACCCACCCAGCATCAGTAGGCACAGTTACTTTTGTCAAGATGAACTGGGCCAAGCAGCGCCTTATTGCTGGCATTAACAATTACATTTTTGAAGTAACGCCTGTTACAAGTTACACAGTTACTAACAGTCAAGTATCTAATAACATAGTTACTATTCATACAGGCTCTGTAGTGCATAACTTTGCAGTTGGTTCTGAAATTGTAGTAGCTTCAATTGCTACTAACCCAACTTATTACAATGGCGTATGGCAAGTAACTGCTATTACCCCGACTACAGTTTCTTATTATCATAATAATACTGACCATGTGTACACAACACAAAGCGCTGGAACCGTAGCCCTTAACGTTAACAATGATCTTCCAATTTATGCTCACCCAAATGCTAAATGGAAATGGACTGGCATAGCAGAAGGCCCTAACGCTATTTATGTTGGTGGCTACGCTGGTAACTCATCAAGCATCTATCGTTTAAGCCTAGATACAGGCGGCAATGTTCCATTGCTAAACAAGTCTGTTACCGCAGCCGATCTACCAAATGGTGAGTACGTAACTAGCCTTGCCTCTTACGTTGGCAAGTACATGGTCTTTGGCACTAACAAGGGTGTACGCATAGGACAGATTGATACATCAGGATTCGTATCATCTGGTTACATTACCTATGGCCCACTAACAGTAGTAACCAATGGCTATGATCCTGCTTCTGGTACCGACCTAACAGGCAAGCCAGTCAATGCAGTCATGTTCCAAGATCGTTATGCTTACTGCACTGTAAGTAATTACATTGACAATGGCGATGGCACATTCTCATCTGGCCTAGTAAAGATTGATCTATCCAAAGAGATTGCTCCTAACCTTGTGGCTTACGCCACTCATTTACGTGTACCTTCAACCAATGACGCTACAGATGTAGCAGTCTTTGGTAACAGCAACAAGATCGTTATTGGCGTTAAGAGCCTGGGTGCTTATGTTCAGGCAAATAGCCTATGCACCAGTGGCTACATTCAGACTGGCTTGATTCGTTATTTAACGCTTGAAGATAAGCACTTTAAGTTAATTAAAGCTCGTATTCAATATCCAATTACAGGTAACGTAAAAGTATCTACAGTAGATGCTTCTGGTTCCGTGCTGGACATTTTGACTATTACTCCAGACTACGATGCCACCCAAGATATAACCACTGGCATACCTAATCCAGCAGAATCAATGGCTTTCCGCTTTACCTTGTATCCGCTATCAACTGATACCACTAAGAGCAGTGTGCTAAATGGTTATCAACTTAAAGCCCTACCTGCTGTAAAGCGCAACCGTACTTACACTATCCCAATCCTTAACTTTGACTTTGAGGGTGACAGATACAACATGGTTACAGGCTACGAGAACCGTGCTATCGCACGTATCCAAGCCTTAGAGAACATCGAGACACAGGGCGATGTCATCGTCTATCAAGACTTTACCTCTGGAGAAACACTTCAAGGGGTAATTGAATCACTGCAATTCGTCCGCATTACACCACCTGAGCGCCGCTTTACTGGCTTTGGTGGTTTGATCTACGTCACGTTCTGTTCAATCTAACACATAAGGAATACTGCAAATGTCAGCTGATGTCGCAACCATTGTCTATTCATACTTCTTCGTTATTGTTGCTTTGCTTACTGGCATAAGTTTAATTGCAAAGCAATCTATTAAGAAACATACTGAAGTAATCGAAGACAAGTTAGCCCGTATTGAGTATGCGCTTTACAACGATGGACATACTGGGTTAATTAACAAGGTTGACCAACTGATCGAGAATCAGAACATCATCAAGATTGACGTAGAAGTAATGAAGGCAAAGGCAGAAGCGTGAGCGAAACAAGCGATAACGGTTGGCCAGCTAGCAAAGATCCTAACGCCATCCATATCAAACCATTCCCAGTGGCAGGCACAGACCTTAAACTACGCTGTGCTGAGGCTTGTGGGCCTATCCTGGCGGCCTTTGCTGCCGAGTTTCATACCCTTGTAGAGCCTATTGATAAAAGCACCTTAGATGACTGGGGATACGCTTACCGTCCCATTCGCGGGCAATCCACTGGCCTGTCTAACCACGCCTCTGGCAGTGCGATAGACCTGAATTCTGCCAAGCATCCGCTTGGAAAAGAGAATACTTATACTCCTGCTCAGCGCAAGGTACTGGATGTTTTATGCAAGAAATACGGCTTACGCGCAGGCTATACTTATACTCACCGTAAGGATGATATGCACTTTGAGATAGTGGAAACACCTTCAGAAGTTAAAGCGCGTATCGCCAAACTAAAACTAAAGTAAGGAAATCAAATGGAAAAGTTTTACACAATTCTAGGCACTTGGTCTAGAGCATTTATTGCAGCTGTTATTGCTTCATACATCTCAGGTAATACTGAACCTAAAGTAATCTTAGCCTCTGGTCTAGCATCTGTTCTGCCAGTTATTCTTCGTTACTTAAACCCAAGAGATGCTTTCCCAGCATCAAATCCTGTGAAATAATAATTTAATAGTTTTATCCTTAAACCCCCGCCTTAACTGGCGGGGGTTTTTCGGTTTTCCTAAGGGGATTTCCAATCCCCTTTTATCAGGATCGCACTCGCTGACGCTCGTAGTATAAAATTAAAAGTAAATCTCTGTCAAATCGAAACTCATTGGCGTGTCTGATTTGCCAACCAATCATACCCATCTGCTATCTTTCATCTATGAATCAAACAACAGTAGCTCACAGATCGTTTAGTAGTTTTTCCAGTTGGATTAGATGCGGCAAGTCATGGCAGTTGGAAAGAGACTTGGCTGCGCCAAGTGAACCAGCATGGTGGTTTGTCGGCGGTTCAGCATTTCATACTGCGGTAGAAAATTACCTATTGAAAGAATTTGCTGATGGCCAAGAAGCCTAAGCCAATTGCCAGTTTGTCAGTCCTTCACGGCGAGAAGGCAGACTACACTTCACTTGGATCAATTCGTGTCTGCCCATGTGGATCAGAAGTATTTCATTTGAAAGTAAAGTTCGATGAAGACAACACGATTGCAATGTATTTCTTAGATATGATCTGCGTTGATTGCACTAGCGCAGCACTAGCCCCAGTACCAGGAGTGGAATATGAATAGACAGGATCGTCGCAAAGCAAACGTCGCTAACACCGACGCTTTTAGATCAGCATTTGTACAGGCAGAACTTGTTATGAGACAAGCTCTAGCCATTAGAATTGATAAAGCAATACAAGCAGAGACTAATCCTGATATAATCATTGGCTACGAGAAAGCACGAAAGATTGTGACAGGGGAAGTTGAATGATAGATACACAAGCCATATGGGATGAAGCCTTTTTAGCGCAGATAGCTGAGGTTGAGGCTAAGTCTGGCAGCAATCCAACTGATTGGCGCACAGGTGGACGTAAGACTAAAGATAACCCAGACAAAGAGAACAAAGCCTGGTGGGATGAGAACGGCAAGAAGATGCTGGATGATTTTATCCAGTCCTACAAGGCTAACAACTGGAAAGTCTGGGTAACACCGCAAGGTGTGCCAGGTATCGAACTTGGTATGACCTGTATGTTTGGCGATGTACCTATCAAAGCCTTCGTTGACTTGGTGTTTGAAAACCCAGACGGTTCACTTACCGTAGTTGATCTAAAGACTGGCGCACGT